GTCCCAGAATGTCATGTCCCAGACCAATAAATAATTTCGGCATCAAAAAGGATACCAGGATGATCACCCAGTAGCCCAGTTTCTTTAGGATACCTTTTAATCCAGTCTTACTTGACTCTCGTCCCAGCTTTCTAGCCTTGTACCAGCCAGTCAGCCAGTCCAGGATATTGCAAAGCAGATACCCCGCAAATATGTACCAGTATGGCCCCAGTATGGCCACCAGGACCGTTACGGCTGCCCCATAGGCAGCATTACACTTGTCTAAAAATCTCATTTTCATATACCTCACCTTTCCTATTCTTCTTCCAAAGCCGTCAGGATCTCGGCCTTTTCCTCTTCTGTCAGGTTCTTGTATCCCTCCAGGATGTCTGCCGGTTCTTCTCCTTGCCCTTTCCTGATCCGCAGAGCCCGCATGATGATGTTACGCTGTATGTTGGATAACATTACATTGCACCCCCTATCATGTCAGCAAGGACCATGGTCATCTCTTGATTTTCCTGCCTAATCTGCTGATTCTCTGCTTGCAACTGCGCTACCTGCTGTTCCTGGGTAGGTAACCACGGTCTTGCCGTTCCATCTGGCGTATAAAATATCCCATCTGCATATGTATCGCCCTCTTGACAGGGGCAATACAGGCAGTCTACCGCAAATGCATCATCCCCATAGACACATCTGGCTACACGGTTGGCGTCCTCATAACTATAAGCTACGCCTACGGCCTTTACCTCTCCATTAAAAATCTGTGCGTATACTTCATGTGCTATCATTTCTAAACCTCCTTAATATAAGCGAATCAAGATGATACCAGAAGCGCCAGACCCTGGCATACCCTCCGCATTTGCTGACATGCTACTTCTGGCGCCTCCACCACCGCCTCCACCGCCGCCTCCAGTGTTGGCTGTTGCGGTAGTTCCGCTTTTTGCATATGACCATTCTGTTCCTTCTGAGGATGACGAAATTGCGTAAGCTCCATCGCCGCCTCTTCCTCCACCCGTGGCACCCCCGGCTCCGGCATTTCTGGCAGAAGAGCCAGTACCTCCGCCACCCGCTCCGCCGCCTCCAGAATACGCTGTGCCAGAAGATGAACCAAACGCTCTTGTAGTGGTTCCCTGCCCTTTTCCCGGCGTAAGATTACCTCCGCCATCACCACCGTTTGAACCACCGGATCCACCTGCGTTTTGTGCGCTGTTGGAGTGCCAATAACCACCAGAGCCTCCACCAGAGCCCCCATTCCCGCCGCTTGAATATGCAAATCCACAGCTTTTTCCACCTGCGGCAGAATTGATCGTGGTTCCAGATCTTATAATACTGGTAGTCCCACCATCTATAGGATTTGTAGCAGAGCTTCCACCTGCACCTATTGTGCAAGCCAATACCTGCCCTGCCGATATTGCAGTCCCTGTAACGGTATTGGTATATCCACCTCCACCACCTCCACCGCCATGTCCGGCAGTGGAAGAATCGCCATCTTCACCACGTGCTCCACCTCCACCTCCACCAACACAAAACGTATCCATCTTACTAAATCCCACAGGGATCGTGTAATTCTGCGTAGCCTTAATGGTAACTGTCTGTTCGGCGGACGTCTTGACTGTGGCATTAAGCGTATCCCCAAGCAGATCCCCCTGATTAGTGGTCACATATGGGGTGCAGCTTAGGTAATAGGTTGTATTAAGTGCCGGCATGTCCAGATATGTCTGGGACTGCCCCCCAGATGCAGTGTTACTGCCAGCCCCCTTATAAATTTGTGTTCCCCCGGTCTTACCAGGATATACGCTGGTGCTGTAGCGGATGATCACACCACTGTAAGGTTTTCCGATCGCCGCCTTTGGATTCTGCCATTTTGCCAATATACGGCGGCCAGAATAGGCGGCACAACTAAAAGACAGCAAACTGTTGACTGTCATACGACCATTGCCTGGCTCGTCATTACTGTCGCTTGCAATTGCTGTTTTACCTGCCAGAACATAGTCTAGGGAGGCCGTGCATTCATCACTCCCTGTTCCACCTCCGCCTGCTACCGGTATTAAAATATCACTCATTCTCGCTCACCCCCACTAACTTGATATTAAAATCTGACGTTGGTTTTTTCTTCGGGCAGTAAAATGTAGCCTCTCCATCCCCGGCAATACCCGCTTTAACCAGCGCCCCCATCTTATCCCATGTATTTGCCGTGGCCACCGCAGTGGTAGACTTGATGGCGCTCATCATCTGCACCTTATCTGTCTCCTTTAGACCGGGGACGCTGACCGTTTGGGCATATGGGGCAGTGCTGCTCCAATTGGCCGCCAGTAAGGTCAGCTCCACTTCTCTTGTCATGCGGTTGATCTCTGTGGTGATGGCGTTGATATCCTCGGGCTTAAATAAATCCCCCTCCTGACTGTATGTAGTCACATCCACAATCTCGGATTTCCCCTGCGCGTCTGTACTAATCTGATATTTACGGTTGCCTTCAAAGACATCCGCCTTATAATCGGTTTTCAGTGCCATGTTTACCTCCTGTTTCCAATTGCCTGGGTCCCCAGCTTAAATGCCAGGCGCTGCTGTCCGCTCACCATGCTGTCATACATATCTCCCAGATCCTTGAGTATCTGTTCGATATCATTGGCCTGTTGGATCGTTGCGTAAGTAATCTTTGCCGGGGTGACCGGCGTGCTGGTCTTTGTAAAATAAGCCGCTCGCAAGGCTTTTATGTTTCCCAATAAGCGGGCCATTTCTGTGTCCGTCCGGAAGTCCTCCATCCCCCACACCTTGGTCCGTATGTCAACATGCAGCAGTCCAGCCAGCAGAGCACATGCCTGCTCCACACGGTTCAGGTCCGTATAGGCTATATATGCCCTATCCGTATCATTGGCCAGGTCATCCGCCGTCCTATCCGTTATCAGCGTATCTAATACCGTACTCATTTCACTGTCACCTCCGCTGTGATCTTGCGCCGGCTGAATTTAAAATCCAGCTTTGTGATGTTTCCTGTCATGGTTCCCTTGATTCCGGTGACTACATTCACACGGTTCCCTAGTTCCTGATCGTTTATGACAGCCCGGAAACTGATACTCTCATTGTTACTATAATAATCATAGACACGATCCAGGACTGCCTGGGCATTGCTACCAGTCACCAGCGTAGCCTCCTTGACCTCGGCAATGTTTTTGTTCTGGGTGATTTTCGGGTTTTCCTTTACCAAACTGACCATGCTGTGGTTATACTTAATCCCATTCAGTACCACTTCCCCGCCTGTGCCAGTAATGTATGCATAGTTGGCGCCGTGATCCCCAAGTGTCCCACCAGCGATTGACAGTCCGTGATACGGCTCCGAAAACTCTACTTTTGTGGTCCCGGTAAGGTTGCCTTTATACAACTGAGCCGTTTCTATCCCTGGATCATAGCTATGTGCATACAGCCGGATCCCGGTTATGATGTCGCTGTGCTCCAAGGTCAGCCCCAAGAATATATCCCTGGCCGTAAATTCTCCTGTCACCTCTGTCTGCTGTGGATAGATGTACAACTGCCGGTCGTAACTGGTATCCACCAGGGCGCCAATGGCAAAGGCAAGCTGCTGCAGGGCCGCACGTTTAGTACATATTGGCAGGTATCCGCTTACCGTGGTGCTTGCATAGGCATCATCCAGAAAATAGGTGATCCCCTCCCCATCCATAATGCCGTCCAGGATATCTGATACAAGAGTGTTGCTGTATATCCCACCCATGAATTGATTGTTATCCAAGATCCCTACTGCATCTTGGGTTTCCACGGAGTACCGTTTCTCCCCCAGCTGCTTTCCATCCTTCAGGTAAAAAATACCCAGGATTGCTTCATCAAAATACAATGTCTGCTTCTGCTTTTTTTGAAACTCAAACGCATACTCTGACTTGCTCCGGATTGCATAGTCCATGGTGTTGATGCTGACCTCTTCGGATATCGGATTCAGTTCCGTTAAACAGTTGATATCTTCGATCTCGTCATCTTTAAACACACGGATAAGGCCCCAGGTAATCCCTGTGAGGAATACATTCCGGTATGGCTTGCTGGTCTCCAGGAATGTGATAACGACCTTGTTATAATAATCCACGATTCCATAACAAAAATAATTGTATGTATCCGGATAGTAATCCTGATCAGCCAGCAGCGTATCATCCCGATACCATTTGATGTTGACCTCGCTACAGTAATCCCCAGAATAATCATTAAATGCCAAGGTTATCCCCACACTGGAATGGTTCTGACCAAACGTGAATGTCAATGCCGGAGGCGCCGTGAAGCGCCCATCTGCATCCGATATGCTGTCACTGACATATCCCATGTCCACCAGCTCGTCCGGGGCGTTGGTATACCCGCCATCCATCTTCGCATATCGTGGCAGGCACAGGGCATAATCTGGAAACTCAACGCCCACCTTCAGGTCCTGCAAGTCAACATAGTAATCCTTGTCATCCGTTGTAGCTGTATGATCATCCGCGGCTCCCAGGGCAATATCATCATAGACAATCTTAAGTCCGCCGGCATCCGTCATCCTTTGGTTTTTCAGTACGGACAGCCACAGATACCGGTATGGCCGGCATGTCTCCAGGAATGTGATAACCAGCTGGTTAAACAACGGTACTTTGGCCCGGCAAAAGCACTCCACCCCATCTGGCGCAAACTCCTGCTCCTGGACCAGTTCCGCATCCTTGTACCAGGCAATTCTCAAATGGCTGGCATAATCACCAGACACCCTGTTAAAAACCATGGACACGCCATTGCTGGTCTTAAGTCGGTCAAAGGTGACCGTTATCACTGGCGGCACCCCAAAGGCCCCATCCTGGCCACTCAGGGCCGTGCTGATGTACCCATTCTGACCATGCCCCACCACATCCGGCACATTACTGTACGTCCCATCCATCTTAGCGTATCGGGGCAGGCAGTAGGCATATGGCGGCATGTTCTGTTCATAGCTTGTTAGATCATCCACGGAGGAGTACGGCTGCTGTCCATTGGTCTCTACCCTTATGTCCCACTTCATCTCTTACCGCCTCCTCTGTGGCTCCATGGCCGTAAAATTCAGGGACAGCCCATCCATGCCCCAGATGTTCTTCCCGTTCCGGATCCGCAGCTTATCCTTACCCTGGCTGACGTAAGCTTGGAAAGTCAGCGTTTCCTGGCCATAGGGAAATGTCATCTCATGGCTTGCATAGTTCGGATCGGATATGATGTTGTAAAACGCATCATAGGATGCCAGGTCATCCGTCTTTGGGTAGATCTTCATTGTGTAGTTGTAGAAGGTCCCTATGATGTCCCTGTCCATGGTGTAGTCCATGGTACGTCCGGACTGCTCTGAATCGGTGACCGCGAAGCTGCGTTCCAGAGAATCCTTCTCCACCTCAACGTTATATGCCCTGCCGTCCAGCAAGAATACATTATCCATATTAGGTACCTCCTACGATTACCAGGCTTACGCCCTTGCGGGCTGCCTCTTTGTCAAGTTCCGGTTTCAATACCCGGGCCAGTGCAGCCAGATTCCCGGTCAAGTTCAAGACTATCTGTATCGGCCGGTTCCCTTCCGCCTGCAGGCGGCTTATCATCTCGTCCATTTTAGCCACCAGGTAGCCCAGTGTCTCTTCCTGGCCGTATCCTGCCGTGTTCCTCATGCTTGCGGACATCTCGCCTGCCCTTGGCGGCACAACGGTTCCGCTGGCCATCCTGGGCAGATAGGATGCTGCGTTCGGGATGTTGATACCGATCGGCAACTGGATCTCCACACCGTCAAACACATCCAGGACGCCATCCAGCCACTTCTGGACCGTGCTGCGGGATGATGCCGCCATAGCACTGATACCGTTGTTAAATCCGCGCACTACATACTCTGCTATGCCGTAAAACTCCTTAGACGGCGAGTTGATGTCAAACTCTTCCTCGGCCTCTTCCATGGCTTCTCTCGCCCACCTTTTAATGGCATCCTTTGCCATGTAAGCAAAGTCAGAGATACCATTGGCGAATCCCTCATTGATCCTCTTTGCCATGTCATAAAATGCTTTATACATCCCTCCGGTTCCTTCCAGGTCACTGTCGCCCCAGAACCATTCCTTTACATTCTTTGCCCAGGTCTCCATGGGTGACTGGGTTTCAGTATGGCTGCCATCAATCTTAGTCTTAAATGCCTGGATGATCGTATCGGCAAACTTAGTCCAGGACAATTCATTTACGCCTTGTACATCATCTGCTCCCACAAACCACTTCCTGACATTCTCTGCCCAGGTCTCCATGACGCTCTGGGACTTTGTATAGTTCTTCGTGACGCTGGTATTAAATCCAGACAGGATATTTGTGGCCCACTGTTTGGACTCCGTGGAATCACCGCTGCTGATACCAAACTTATCTTTAAACCATGATGATACCCCAGTCGCCCAGGACTTGATCACACTCTGAGATGCTGTCTGCTCGTTGGTCACTCCTTGATTGAATCCTGCCACTGTGTTAGAGCCTATGCCAGCCAAAACGGTTGACGGACTATGAATACCCAAAAGGCTTTTCACGCCATTGACGAAAGGATCCGTGATATGCTGCTTAATGAATGCTCCGGGGTTGGAGAAAAACTCTTTAATGCCATTACAAAATCCATCCCACAAATACTGCCCCATGCCTGCCATGACTGTGGATGGGCTGTGGATGCCGAAGGCACTTTTGAATGCATCCATGAATGGCTTGAAGACATTGTTCTGTACCCAGGTTCCCACAGCCTTCATGGCATCTATGATGCCTTTGAAGATTCCGTCAACCACATTTCCGCCGCATTCCTCTATCTTGCTCTGGAAGTATTCCTTCGCGGCAACTACACCATCTGAAATCAGACCTCCTATGATGGCGCCGATACCACCCAACGCAGCTCCTATTACTGCAAAGAGTCTATTGGCAACCGTTGCCCAATCAATGTGCTCCAATGCTGTAGCCACGCCATCACCAAATGCCCACCAGTCCGTTTCTGTGATAAATGTCACGAGGGCATTTAAAATCCCTATCACAATGTCGCTGATGGCTGTTCCGGCACCTGCCCAGTCAAAGGTCTGGAAAAATGTACTTAGGCTGGTTGCAAGCTGGGTACCAAATTCAATCCAATCGAACGTAGTTGCAAATTCCCCCAATATGGCAAAGGCTGCATTGAGCCCGGCAGCAAAAAGATACCCTAGCTGTGCCCAGTCAATCTGGCCTGTAAGGCCCATGAGGCATGTTGCTATAGCTGCGCCGATTGATCCCCAGTCTACAGCCAGAACGAATCCAAGAAGACCGGATATCTTGGCCTGGAAAAAGGCCCCTATTGTTGCACCAAACAGGTTCCAGTCAACCGTATCAATCATCCCCATCAGCCCTATCCCCAGCGCACTCCCCAACATAAACCAGTCAATCTGGGTAAGCAGCAGATATAGAGTATTGGCCAGAGTGTTGATGCCGGTACCGAACATGATACCAATGGCATACCAATCAATGGTGGCTACCAAGCTATTAAACATAGTTGTAAAAGCTGTTACAAAAGCTGTTATCTGCGCCCCTACATTATCCCAGCTGATGAACTCCGTGAAACTTTGCACGGCCTCGTTGATTTTCTGGCCGATCAGTTGTCCAATACCTTCCCAGTCTCCAGCTGCAAACATCTCTTTCAGCTTGTTGGCAAAGTCACTGATACCTTGATCAATCCCAACTGTCTCAAACATTTCGGATGGGCTGGCCCCGCCTCCTCCGCCCCCAGAATCATCCGCGCTCTGCTGTTGTATCTGCACAAGGTCATCAAATGGAGCCAGGGCTTTCTTGGCCTCTTTACCGGCTGCGTTCGCAGCACCCCCTGTCTTTTTAAGGCTGGCTGCATAATCTTCATTGGCTTTCTTGGCTCGGACAAATGTGCTCCCACCACCCAGCGCAGAAAAGAACTGATTTATGTATCCAACCGCTGTTGCCAACAGATTGATCAGTGTATTAAGTACCGGCGCCACAATGGACAGGATCGGCGCAAATGCTGCTGCAAAGCTATTCTTGAGGTATGTCATATTGGTCATAAGACCAGACATGGCCTGGTTCGCACTGTCTGAATATTGCACCAGGTTCTGCATGCCCTCCTTTACGCCCTGAATGGCTGCCCTCATGGCCATACGGATGAGCATGAGTTTAAACATGTTGGCTAACTTAAAAACACATTGGCTTGCCTTGTTTGATGACTTTCCCAATCCTTTGAGACTGGACACGGCCTGCTTTGCTTTGTTGGCCAGTCCTCTTCCCAGCATCTTTCCAAAACTGGTCACTGTCCGGGCGGCGGATGAAAATGCACTCTTTACAATTCCAGGCACCTTGGACAACTCCTTTTTGGCTACTGCCGGTATCTGGCTGAATGCCTGTGGTACAGTTTTAAATGCATTCAGGATCGACTCCTTAACCCCTACATACCCCTGGGCCTGCTCTGCACCTTGGTTGGACGCTTCCGACACAGCCTGTTCTGCTTCTGCTGCATTCTGTTGCAGTCCATTCATGGCCATGCTAGCCTGACCTCCATATTGTTCCACCGCTTCGGCCCAGTTGTGGATTTTGGAAGCTACCTCACCAAATACTGCGGCCATCGCTCCGGGATCATAATTCATGGATTCCGGGCTTACCGGCACCGCAACTACCTCCCTGGGGGTTGCCTGTACAGCTTCCATATCCTGCACTTTTAGCTGGTCCATCTGCTGTTTTAGGGCCTGTGCTTCCAGATCCATCTGGTTTAAGGCTGCGGCCCCCTGCTCACCATATCGCACAACTGCATCGGCATAGTTCTGTATCTGCGCTGCCTCTTCCCCGAATACCGCCGCCATTGCTTTGGGGTCATAATTTAGTGATTCAGCAGGAGTTGCAACTGGAGCGGCAACCGGCGCGGAAGATGCAACGTCTGATGCATTGTCCTGCCAATCGTGGACACTGATCGCGTCCATCTGCTCTTGCAGGCTTTTAACCTGCGCTGCTGACTTATCAGCCGCATCACCAATTGTCTCCACTGCATCCGATGTGCTCTCTGCGCTGCTGGCAGTCTCGGCCATTGCCTGTCCCGCTCCGTTAAATCGGTTCAGGATGTTGGTGGATAACCGGTCCACGGCCTTCGTCAACCGGTCCATTGCCTTTGAAAGGGTAGAAATGCCATCCTCGAATCCATCTATATTGATCGCTGTATCAAACCTTAAACTACCATCACTGCCGCCTGCTGCCATGTCGTCACCTCCTGCCTGCGCATAAAAATAAGACGCTCATCCAGCGCCTTAACCCAACAATTTATTCCAATACTCAATCTCCGCTTGTTCCTCTTCGGTATACCGTCTTTTGACATCACAAAGCTTTTTGTTGTTCCGATAAAACTCTTGCTCCCACTTTTCCAGTTTCTTTCCTTTGGCCTTCTTTTGCCGGATACCCAGGACCGTGGAAAAGGTTCCCTCCTCGATCTCCATAAAATATCCAGAAAATGTCCACCAGTGGATGTATGGAACCGCCCTGGTCTCCATGCCAGCAACCTTGTTGATCGCCGGAAACAGGATTGGCTCGTCCTGTTCCCAGTCCATCACCTTCCTGGCCGGCTTCTCGTCATCATCTTCCTGGCCGCAGTCCACGAACCACTTGGCTCGCAGGATCGCCTCCTCCATGTGCTCCTTCGGTATCTCGTCAAATCCGTCACGGTATAAACGTTTCATGAGGATTTCCAGCTTCTCTGCGGCCGAAAGATCCGGATCCCCGCAAGCCGCCAGGAAGACCAGTATATTTCGATAATCCGTCTCTATGGGATAACTGATGTCACCTATATCAAGGCTGGTGGGTAGTACGCCAATCATTGCTTGATGTCCTTCAGATACTTGTTCATCTTCTCCCGGTTCTTCTTGTTGTATGTCTCAACCGCAGGCTTCATCAGCACAAGCAGACTGTCCAGGACTTCCTCGTACAGATATTTCTGACCAATTATGCATAATGGGGATTGACCAGCAAAGATCGTATCATATACATCTGAAAGGAAAATACCGTTAAACGCTTTCCGCATCTCCGCTGTAAATTCCCCTATGTACGCTCCGCTCTTTTCCAAGTCCCCCTTGGGACTTCCGTCCGGATTTAGTTCTATTTCTGCAGGAGGCTTATAATCTTTAAAATGTCTCTGCACATCCAACACACGGTTGATGATTTCAGGGTCAGCCGGGTTAAACCGGATAATCCGCGTGGGATCGTCATTGATCGTAAAACTCTCGTATCCATCATTAAATGATAAGTTCTTCATTTTCGCCATCAGGCTCTACCTCCTCGTGATCAATTAGATATACCGCAGGCAGATCTGCTGCCGCCCGCGCTTCTGTTCAGGTATCTGCTGTAAAAGTCCTTGTGGAGAGCACAAACTTACCCTTAACCCTATTTCCGGTATGGTGCACATTAAATGGGATCTGATATCCGGTCGTATCACCGCCATAGCTGGATACCTCTATGATCGCATCCTCTTTGTAAGCCACGTATGTGCCGTCTGCCGCCTCAACCGGATCCCACAGATGGACCTCAACTACACTGGTTTTCAGATCATCCAAGGTCTGCTGTTCATCCACGATTCCCTGAAGACGCTCAAACAGCGGCTCTCCGATTTCGGCATAGTATGGCTCCACACTGGCCTGGGGCTGATAGCTGTCCAGTGTAACGGACGTCTCACCCCAGATATTATTCTTAGTTTCTACATTGGCGTTCATCTCTACAATGTACTCTTCCAGGTCTTTCCCCAAACGGACGTAGGATTCCTTGGATTCAGACGGAGGGGCTGCATCAATGTAGTTGGCCATAAATTTACGTTTAATCTTTCCTGTGATCGTTTCTGCCATTTAAAATTCCTCACTTTCTATTTTGTATGTGACCTGTATCTGTATCTGATACAGGATACCGTCATTAACTGTTTCCCCCATGGGCTGCATAGCCATTGCGTTAGATGTAGTTGCCTTTTGGAATCTGGCTGGAGCCTCCTGTCCGTCTATATATGCGGTGATTCCTCCCTCTTCCGGCAAGCTGTCCAGCCAGTATCCCAACTCCAGCAAAAAATTGCTGTTGGCCAGCCGGCAGTAATCCGTAAAGGAAGGCGCCACCGCGTACATGGCGAAATTGTGTCGGCGGGTATGGTTACCCAGCATGTCCTCCTTGACCAGGCTGTCTCCATTGCTGGACAGGCCATAACTGGAGCCCGGCGCCGTGAAATCCACATGGATATCTCCATCAACCAGAAACTCCGATATTTTGGGATACTCCGTCAGTTTCTGCCTCATAAAATCTATGATTGTCAATTACTTCCCTCCTCTGTCTGCCAAAGCCTGGGCCGCCTGTAGTATATCATCCTTATGGTCGGCCTTCATGCGGTCAAACCACTTCTTTCCCCGCATTGGGGCGCCGGCATAGGTCAACTCCCGGTTCGTAGGCTCTTTTATTACCCCTTTACGTGAATACCACTGCCCAAAATATTTTCCAGGGGTATTTGATATCCACCCGGCACAATTGTACTTCGGATCAACATAGACAATTCCCTCGTGCAGATAATGGGCATATGGACCCGGTATATCAATCTGACCGGAGCCAATCACTGTGGCCATGACCATCATATGTTCCAGTTCTCCTGCCTGTCTGCGCGGCATGTAGTCACTCATGTACCGCATGGCCTCTGAATCAACCAGCTTTTGCACTGGACCGCCTTTCTGCAACCCATGATTTTGCAAGACGGTTTCCTTATCCTTTATGTTAAATTGTACTTTCACCGGATCGCCTCCTACTTGCAGGCCAACTCATAATGTTGCACGGACTCGCTGCCATACAGCCGTTCATCTACCGTAACCACTGTCAGGAATCCATAGGCTGCCTTAAGAGCTGCCAGGGACTTTGACATAGCCTCCTGGCTGCTACAGTCTATCTCATCCTCAATGATGCCTTTGACAATCAGGTCCTTGCCCTGAGTAAGTTTAATAGGTTCATCCAGGCTCTCCAGCGGGATAACCAGGAGGACGGATGTGCTGTCTCTCTGGCCAGTCTTAAGATAGGTGGACTGTCTCACGTCCTCCCAGTACACACCCTCTATGGGCATTCTGGTGTACTTCTCGGCCTTCCCCTCTTTGCTGTATAAATACAGCGTCACATCTGCATTGGTATACATATCACACCCCCTGGTAACACAGGCCGGTATCTGCCAGCCATTTCATGATGATGCTACGCTGCTCTTTAGCCATAGCCTGTGCTGACTCCTGGACGCTGGCAAAGCCGACTGAATAGGTGCCAATCTTTTCTGATGTCTTTCCTCCGGATTCCTTCTGCTGCTTCTCTCTGTTAAACTCTGTCTCAGCAAGTTCGCAGCAGCACATCTGTACTTCCTCCGGAACCTCTGACACCGTCTTCAGCCGGTTGAATGTATAGCGGTCAATGGCCTGGCTGGCAGACCTGGCATAAAATGGGAAGCCAGTTGTGATGACCGGCTTCCTTCCTTTTAGGTAATCATTGATATAGTACATCTCGTCAGTGTATGCCTGCATCAGCATCACCTCCCTGATCAGCCGTTAGTGATAAGGCGAGCGATTGGAAGAGCCTTCGGGTCAAACTTAATGTCCCAGTTGGCTTTAGCAAAAAGCTGGGCATCTGTCGGGGATTCTGTCCAGCCAGAAGATGGAATCTTAAAGCTAAATCCGTTGGGGTGGATGGTCTCGCGCATACGAGTGATCAGTTCGTCCTGTCCGCCATTCTTTTTAGCGTCCCTCACTGTCTCCACAGGCACATCAACTCTGCCACGTGCGGTACGGATAACTCCGCTTCCAAACAGATAGGTGGTGTATTTAGCCAGATCTTTATTGGCTCCATCGCCACCAACCTTCTCTACTGGTACACCGTCATCCACAATGACTGTATACCCATTCACGGACCCCAGCGCCATCGGCCTCTGAACCCCGTTGGCATCAGTCTGTTTCCAGAATTCCAGAAGTTGGAGATTTTCAAGAGTCCTAGCTACATTGGAATGCATGATTACAAGACTGAACTGGTCTTTGTGATCTCCACACGCCTCCGTGGCCAGATCATTTAGATCAGTTTCCTTGATTTTCCTCGCTTCCGCTGTGGAAGATGTCAGCTCTAACGTGTGACCATCCGCCCACTTCTTGGCATAGCCACTCGCGCCCGTAATCCCAAAGATTGCATCAGAAATACCGATCAGCCGCATCTGGCGCCGCTTCTGCCAATACCTGGCAACGGATGATACAATGTGTCCCATTGGATCACCACCAGAAAGCTCTGCAGTAAAATTACGAGCAAAAAAGCCTTTTGCACGGCCATAGACAACGCCTGTCTGAGATCCGCCGCCGACTTCCTCTACAGTAATGTCTGTCTGTCCATCGTAGTTCAGGTCCTCACCTTCCAAGGTGTTGTAAAACGGGATCGTATAAATGTTGCCGTGGCTCTGGATCATTCCTGCAATCGTTGAATCCTCCACCACTGCCCCGGACTGAATCATAGCGGTATAGTACGGATCCGGTGCCTCATTCCACATGTCAAGGAAAAGTTCCTCGTCAAAGGGTATTCCAAAAATCATACCTGGCATAATTAATTATCTCCTTTCAGTTCTGTATATTTTTCTGGGTTGTTCTGTTTTAAGTCAAGCCGTTCTTTATATCCCATGGCTTTGAACTGCTCTTTTGTGATTCCCAGCGCCGCACCCTTGGTTGACCCTACAGGATTGTTGATGGGTTCTGTGGCGCCAAAAAGATACCCATTTTCTTTCTGGCACGCCTCAATAGCTGCTTTGATATCAGCAGTCTGGTCCTTGGATGCTTTCAGGGTGTCAATATCAATCAGGGCTCCAATGGCTTTTGCATTACGCCCTCCAGCAGCTGTAATAGCCGCCTCCAGAGAGGCCCGAAACTGCATATCAGTAATCTTAGCCTCATACTCTGTTTTGGACTGCTCATATTTTGTCTTGTATTCTTCGACCTGAGCCTTTACCTGATCATAGTCCTTGAATCCATCAATTGTGGTATTAGCCTCCTGAAGCTGTGTTTTGGTCTGTTCTAGTTCTGCTTTAGTCTGTTCCAGATCTCCCTTGGCAGACTCAATATCACTGCCATTTTCAGCCATGATACTATCAACCTGCTCCTTGGTTAGGCCCATATCCTCTAAAAATTTTCGTTTCATACTGCTCCTTTCTCACTACGCTTTTATACGGGGTCGCATCCCTTGTGGTGGTAGTTTTACGCCGTGCCGGGCAATTTTAAGTATAAAAATAACACCCAGGATAGTCCTGCGTGCTTATTCCTCAATCCGATCCATTCCATACTCCACTGCACACATGTGCTCGATCTTACATCCTCTGAAATCATTCCATCCAGGCGCAAAATAGGCGATATCAGCAGTAGCCAGGTCCTTGATGCTTCTTGCTATATATTCCAGTGGCTTTGCGTCTTTGGAGAAGTCCGTATAGAAAGTATCAATTACTTCCACTTCTTCTCCTAAATACTCTTTGGCTGACCGGACGGCCTTTTCTCTCTCAGCAAGGATCTGCTCATCTGTCTTGCCTCTCATTGGCTGAGAAATAAATAATCTCTTCATTCTTTGTCCTCTCTTTCCGTTGCGATATCGCAGCTTTTCTATTTTGGTATCCTTAGACGTTCTCGTTGTTGCCGCAATCCCATCTCCCTCGAAAAATCCACATAGGTCTTATTAGTCAGCCGTAGCCGGCACTTAGCAGCTACGATCTCCTCCTTGTCGGCTTCACCGCTCTCCAGCAGCTCCACATCCTGCTTCTGTTTTCGGATAGTACGCTCTAACTTCCGCTGGTGCTGCAACGCTTCGTACTGGGAATACTGTTTACCTCTAAACTCTTTCTTTTCTAATTCTTGTTTATTTTGCTCCGCCAGCCACTCATCCGTGTACTTGCGTTTACTGATTCCTGGTATAAAAGGCCAAAATACGTTAATGATAACAGTTAATTCCGCACAAGCCTAACATGGTTCCATAGCCTGTACTCTCCACAAAATCCGGATAATCATTATCTGCCATATTTACACCACCTCCTTTTCTCAAACAACAAAAAGAGCCAACTCTATGTTGACTCTCTCGCTATAATTATCATGGTGTTGTAAGCGCCTTTTCTATATCCCAGTTTGAATAAATAAGACGTTTTCTCAATTTTTCATAGTTAATTCCATACTCATCCGCCCATTGCATAATCGTCTGTACTTTCCCGTCATATTCAAATAACTGATTTGTTTCCCTGTTGCTACATTGCGCTTTTTGCGTTATCCATCTACAGTTACTCGGTTCATAATCTCCATTATTGTCTATTCTATCTATTGTTAAATCATCTGTATATCCTTCCAACATTGCCCAATTATAAAAATCTATAAAACTCTTCTCCCAGTCCTCACATACACGGATACCTTTTTCATAATATCTTCTCCTATGTATCCCTTTAGCCGCCGGGCTACACCGATATTTCATATGCATCCATATTCTATAAAGTCTTGTATGTCTTTGTCCGTGTTTTGTGCTCCTTGCTTTTAGTTGCTCAGTATGCAAACATCCACAAGATTGTGTTTTATTTTGCAATAGTAATAAACTACTAACCGTTGTTTCGTTCCCACAATCGCATTTACATTTCCATAAGGCACGGCAATTTTTATCCTTACCGGCATATTCTATAACTGTCAAACGGCCAAACCTCTGGCCCTGGAGATTTTTCATTTTACCCATTTATAACACCGCCCTTCTTCATTTCTGCCTTGGCGGCTTTCATGCCTTGCATATAGCCGAATCGGAATCCATTACAAATTAAATCGTAGAAATCTCGACTTGCCTTTCTTATATCCTCAACATTCTCTGTACACATATCATAATTATCATTGATACGACCTATAGACTTCTCAACTAACTGCATAGTTTTCTTTACTCTACCCATAATAAAAACTCCTTTCAAATTAGGTTCTTGAAAGAAGTCTCAATCCATGATATGATATTTCATGGAAGGAAACTTCTACTTGCAAATAAGGGATTCCAAACTTTGGTCGGGGCGGAATTCCTTATTTTTTTATTTTGTTTTCAAGCAGTTTTATGCCCTGTCTTATACCCTCTGTTCTTTTTATTCCTTCCTGTTCACAATACTTGTCAAGTACTTCTGCACTCTCTTTATCTAGGCGAACGTGAATAGGACTTGATTTAGGGTTATCTGTTGGTCTGCCTGTTCGTGGACTCATATTATCACCTCACTTTTGTAGCCCATAAATATATCATATACTTATGTGGCCCAAAAGTCAAGCACTATTTATTCCACTTAAAAACTTTTCCTTGCCAAACCATATGTGAAGGGCGACTTCCCATGTGCCAATCTACCTCAACATATTCTGTACCTAATTCCTCCATGTTTTTTTCCACAATTTTCGCTGTCATCTGGGCGACACCTGTCATCACTGCACGTCTTGCTGCCACCTCGATCCGATCAGACTTGCCAGATGCATAATCTACGGTACGGATGCCGCTGGCCGTCATCTCATCAATCACATCACCGATAGCCTGACTATATGTCTTGGTGCCCGTGGTAATCCCCAGCATGGCCTTATCCAGGCTGCGTTCCAGATACTCTGACAACGGAGTAAACACTTTTTTACCGCCGCCCATTGGCACGTTAAATCCGGTAGTCTGTGTGATGTTTTCCAGTGGCCTCAATGTATCCTTGGTCTGCCGCTTGGCTGCATCCACGACCTGCTGGAGCCATTGATTGTCCCTGTAAGGTAAATAATCCCTACCAGCAGCCTCGTAAATCTCCTTGTTGCGTATGTAATCAGACCGCGCTGCCTGCTCATAGATATCATCCACCTGAAGGTCAGTCTTTTCCAATGCCTTACCAATCAGTTGCTTAATCCGGATCCGGCTTGTCCCTATGGCGTCCATCCTGATCAGCAGCCAGTCAATGACCGGCGTAACCTGCGCAGCTTCCTTGATACGCTGTATGATTTCGTCCATGATGGACAGTTCCAAAGCTGTCATGGTGCGTTCAAGCGGCTTTGGCAGCTTCTCCAGTTCCTCAGGTGTCATAAGGGCATTCCTTCGTGCAAAACGTAGTCTTGGTCACACTCCCTGTGATATCTCTATGTTTTTCACTAGCCTCGTATGGACATATAAATTCAACTTCGCTTGGACGGCATACAAGCCTGGAAAACTTTGACACTCCCTTCGGTGTATTTGGTTCATTATACTCTATTACTGCTTTCCCACATTCAAGCGATAGTTTAGTCATATCTTTTGATGATATTTCTATATTTCCTATCCTGACCCATAGATCTTTTAACTTCATATCCTCACTCCTCCGTCAATGCTGGTTCCGGCAGGTTCTTGGCTGCCTCCTCCAGGGTTTCGCCGTACCACTTGGCCCTGTATTCTGCCAGGGACATTACGCCCATTGCTACATCCTGTCTGTCCTGCTGGCGTTCTTCTTCCTCATCTATCAGTATGCTGTCTTTAAAGGTGCACAGAAACTCATACCCGGATTGAGTGAGCGCATTATAAAAAGCCAGGGCATAGGCTAGATCCTCCAGACAATCCTTGAGGTTAGACTGGATGGCCTTAACCATATTGTATTTTCGTTTCTTGGCGATTTTAGCTTCCGTGGCTGTCTTGTCCACATCATTTACGTCAGACAGGTCGCCATAGGATAAACAGACATTAAATTCAATCCGCCGCAAATAAGCATTCAATCCATTAATGATACTCTGATCCCGAAACTCCGGACTATACTCCTTGTATAACTCTTCTCCCGACTTCCCATCAAGATTCAGTCCACGGTATAACCGTCTGTTGAGTTTTGGCATCTCCAACTGCACCCTGCTATCCTGCCCTAAAACAGGCGCTTTCTGCAGCGCAACAACATCCACATGTATAACACGCTCGCCGCTTTCAAACTCCCAATCCAGACGACCAAACTGCATGTCTGTCTTTTTGATCAACTTGATAGCTGACTGGTAGACAGACACCCCGCAGGGAGATCCATCTACTTCATTTTTGATGGGGTTACGGTAATAGCCAAAGTCGGGCCGTTCCACTCCCACATAGGTCGTATCCTCTGGGAGTCCGGCCCAATCTTCCACCATATCGAGTGGCACTGACCGGCCAATATTATTCATATCTGAAGATCTGTATGCAAAGTTCTGGATATTGAGCACTTTGGTTTCATCCCAAGTATGTACTTCAAAACGAATAAAATAATCATGATCTGCCACCTTTTTAACATCCACGAACGCCACCCGTGTTAGCCGGCCGTGTGCATCAAACTTCAAAGGGATGAACCGCTCCTGAGTGATGTACTCCACCTTATCCTCTCCCAGTGGCTTAATACAAAAGGATCCTAGAGCAAGCCCGCTCTGTAGATTCTCGTTCAGATCCCGGATAGCAGACTGATATATCCTGTCCATCTGCTCAACAGATATGCTGGATTCCATTTCATTCAGGCATACATTTGCAAACTCGCGGCAGATCCCCTGCTCTATCTGGAGTGAGTCCACCTGGTCGTCCACCCATGGGGCCTCACCGCGATACATTGCCGCCCACTTCTCAATTGCTGTAATCATGTCTTGGCTGATTGCAATATCCTGGCCAAACAGCTCCTTTAAAGTCCTAATTGGAAACATCCTGCGAAACACCCCCTTTACTGCGTTTTTTAGTCTATCAAACAATCCATCACCCGCCTTTATTGGCCTTTCTTCTTCCAGATCCGATTGGTCGCATACCTTGTAGCGTCAATACAGTGATCGTTTCCATCCGGATATCCGCTGATCACATTGCCGTCCTTGTCCCGCTCATACTCATAATCCATAAACTCTTGGGCCGCCACCGGGCACCGGACGTTATCAATGACAATCTCCCGTAAAGACTGCAACCACTTAAAGGAATACTCCCTGCTTCCGGGCCCCTTCTCTGCAGCTTTTGCCAGCAGCCCATAGGCACGATAGTCCCCAACGGACTTATTCTCCGCGCTGTCACAGATGATAAGATCATTGCCCGTGATTCCCAGCTCGATCAGTTTATTTGCCGTCTGTCGATTGCTCTGCTTATTGCAGGTATACTCCTGCCAGATGTACAGCCTGTGCCGCGCTGGATCATAATGAGTGCGTACAAAAGCATACAAGTCTGGGTACCAGCCCCAGTCAACACCATTCAGAATATAGTCAAACTGGACAATCTCCGTATCTGTTATCTCTCGGATCGTCACGTTGTCAAAGACACTGCCGCCGCTTCCATTGGCCACGCCTATATACTCATTCTCATAAGCATCTGGATTTGTTTCCTTTAGGAACTCTGCCTCCTCCAGGAATGGCTTGCCCAGCCATTTAGGCGGCACGTCCAGATAAGTGCTTTCCGTCACCAGTCTGGATGCCTTCGGGATCTTGATGTACTTATTGGCCCAGTTGCTGGCCGTCTTCGGCGGGTTGAATGACTTAAATATATAAGCCACATCACCACCACGGATGACAGACTGCTCAATCTTACGTACCGACTCCGGCCCAGTGAACTGGTCCAACTCCTCCAGCCACAGAATGCCAATATATCCGAATGGCACCTTGATGGACTTGACCTTACCAGGATCATCGGCACCACGGAAGTATATTTTTTGACCGGTGCTAATCCGGGTGATCTCCATTGGGCTGACAGTTGCATGGAACTCGTCTGACAGGTCTAGTGCTTCGATCGCCCATAGAATCTGCTGATATACAGATCCGCGCAATGTATCGGCCACCTGACGCATGACAACCGCATGCATCTGGTCATTGTTCATGATAAGGTCAATGACTTCCAGGGATATGAAAGATGACTTCGTGGATCCACGGCCGCCAGGGAATACATACTCTGTATGTCCATGCTCCTGTATATCAAAAACAACCGGAGCAAATACTGGGGCTACCATGTTGGATGGGATGCCCGTGTACTTGACCGGTTGGTCATTGTCTGTATTTGGTTGTAATGCCTCCGCCTGGGCTTTCAGGTGGACTATCTTAGCCAGTTGCTCCTCAATATCTAAGTCGGACTTAAGCGTCTGCCCCAGGGTATCGCGAATGGCCTCATAGGCCCTCACATTGCCTGCCAGCGCCTTTTTAATCACGGCAGCATTTACAGCGCTTTCCAGGGTGCTGTCAAGCCCCAGTGCATTTAAGACCGGTGTCCACTCCGGGCTGTCTATTTCTGCTGTTAACAGCATATTGAGGGTGCGCCGGAAGTCTGCCTTACGCCTCCTGGCTTCCCCAGATGCCTTGCCGCCTTTTGATGCAATTTCCAGTAGTTCGCTAGTGGTTCGCTTATCAAACCCCTTGCCTTTTATGTCTTCATAGCCCAAACCACCTCACCTTCCAATCTGGCTGTTATAATTCATAGAAAAAGAGAAGCCCTTAGGACTCCTCTTCACCATATTTATCAATATCTTTTTTCTGTCTCAAAGTATTCGGTCCTAAAAACTCCCCCTCATTCCAATGAGGATTGAACGTTTCTACTACCTTGGCCTTTGCTTCTAACTCGCTTGCTGAATTATGCTCTTTCTGCTCCATTTTTTATCACCTCGGTGATAGTGTATCCCGGATATAAAATTGTATACAAATTTCCGGCCATTACAATCGTGTACCTGCATCTAAGTATCCAGGCTCTGGATACCCGATGCGCCAGTACAATGTTCCCTAGCACTGCGCGGCCGGGATGCGGATACCTTTGCGCATTGGTTTGGTATCAACCAAGTCAGCCGCCAGGCTGTGACACCTGGCGACCGCTATTTGAATGGGGGAGGATGCTTCTGCCCTCTGGCTTCCGCATGATAACA